AATATGACTTGGTAAAGGGGTTTACAAGCGTATGATTTTATGGTATAATATACCCCATATAAATAATTTGGAGAAATAATATGTTAGGCGTATGTCAAGAATTTCCACAGTTCAGCTTAAATGCTGTCGATGGAAGTAACAATATTATAGAAGTGACCAATGCCGACTTAGATGGTAAATGGTCAGTTGTCTATTTTTATCCAAAAGATTTTACATTTATTTGCCCAACCGAAATAGCAGCAATGGATAAACTACTTGAAGAAGCAGCTGTTTTAGGTATTTCTGGGGATAACGAATTTTGTAAATTAAATTGGAAACAATCAAATGACTTGATTGCAAATATCAATCATCCACTAGCTGGAGATTGTGGTTGTGAATTAGCAGCAGAAGCTGGTGTTTACAATGATGACAAAGGTGTTGCTTTTCGTGCAACATTTATTTTAGACCCGGAAGGGATTATTCAGAGTGTATCTTGTAATGAGTTAGATACCGGAAGAAGTGCAGATGAAATACTAAGAACAGTACAAGCACTTAAATCTGGTGGACTAACTGGTTGCGGATGGGAATCTGGGGAGGAGTTCGTTGCCTAGTATCGATTTAAGACCGAAGAAACCTCATCCCAAAGCAAGAAGGAAATTTAAAGGACCACCTAAACCTATGCCATTCGATGTTGCATTGCGTAAGTTTAGAAAAGCATGTGATAGGGCTGGTATTGTAGCAGAAGTTCGTAAAAGAGAATACTACGAAAAACCTGCAGCAAAAAGACAGCGTAAGAAAAAAGAAGCTATTGCAAGGTGGCGTAAGAAAGAAAAAGGAATGCAATTACAACCTGAAAGGAGGTGGAAATAATGGGCGTAATGGATAAACTAAAAAAGAATTCTAAAATAAAAGGTACAGATATTTTAGAAGACTCTATCTTCTTTGCAGAGAAAGATGTAGTTAGTACTTCTGTCCCAATGATTAACGCTGCCCTTTCGGGGGATTTAGATGGTGGATTAACATCTGGACTAACAGTTCTTGCTGGTCCAAGTAAACATTTTAAAACATCTTTTGCTTTACTAATGGGTGCAGCTTATATGGAAGAACATAAAGATGCAGTTATGTTATTCTACGATTCAGAGTTTGGTTCTCCACAGAACTATTTTGAATCTTTTGGAATAGACCCTGCAAGAGTTTTACATACACCTATTACAGATGTAGAACAACTTAAATTCGATTTAGTTAATCAGTTAGATGAAATAGAACGTGGCGATAAAGTTATTATTGTTATAGATTCAATTGGTAATTTAGCATCTAAGAAAGAATTAGAAGATGCGCTAAACGAAAAATCTGTTGCTGATATGTCAAGGGCAAAAGCACTAAAAGGTTTATTTAGAATGGTCACACCATATCTAACTATGAAAAACATTCCACTCTTAGCAGTTAACCATACTTATCAAGAGATGGGATTATTTCCAAAAGCAATCGTATCTGGTGGAACAGGTATTTACTATTCAGCAGATAACATTTGGATTATAGGAAGACAACAAGAGAAACAAGGTACAGAAATAAAAGGTTATAACTTTGTTATTAATGTAGAAAAATCTAGGTTCGTAAAAGAAAAATCTAAAGTACCTATTTCAGTTTCATGGGAAGGTGGAATAGAACCTTATTCTGGATTACTCGATGTTGGTCTTGCTGGCGGATATGTAGTTAAACCAAATGTTGGTTGGTATGCTAGAGTCGATAAAGAAACTGGCGAAATAGTAGAACCAAAGGTTAGACAAAAAGATACTTTAACTGAAGAGTTCTGGAAACCTATATTAGAAGAAACAGATTTTAAACAATTTATTAAAGGTCATTATCAAATCGGACATAAACCATTATTAGATGTAAATTTAGATTTACAAATGGAAGAAAATGATGTATAATATATCCAATGAGGATTATTCTATAGTCGAATCTGCAAATGTAGAATTCTATGGAGTAAAACTTAAGACAGGTAAATATAAAGACATTATCGTTGTTTATGGAAAAGTTGGAATTAAAGAAGAAGCAGAACTTGACACAGCAAGATTATCTTTTACCTATAACTTACAAGACCCTGCAGACTTCGATCCACAGGAACTTGAACAAGATGAATATTTTAAAAACTATTTGGGTGCTATTCTACAACATATCATTACAGAAAGTTTAGAAGAAGCCGAAAAAAATAATGTAGCGAGCATAGGAATTGGACATAACGAATCAAATACAAACACACACACTTAATCATCTTTTACATAGTGAAGAATATTGTAGAAGAGTTATACCTTATTTAAAGAAAGAATACTTCGAAGGCGCACATAAAACCGTCTTCGATTTAATTGTATCTTTTGTAAACAAACATAATAAATTACCAACAGGTAAAGTATTAGAATTAGAATTGCAAAAGGTAAATGCACACGAAGAAATAATTAATTCAGCTGGTCAGCTAATCCAAGAATTAAAAACTAAATCTGATTTAGATACCGAATACTTAATTAATGAAACAGAAAAATGGTGCAAAGATAGGTCAGTTTATTTAGCCATTATGGAATCGATTAATATTATTGATGGTAAAGATAAAGATAAAGGCGAAGGAAGTATACCAGAAATACTAACTAAAGCGTTGGGTACTTCTTTCGACCAAAATATTGGTCACGATTATATTGATAATAGTGAAGGTAGATTCGAATTTTATAATAGCGAAGAGTTTAGAATACCGTGGGATTTAGATTACTTTAATAAAATAACTAAAGGTGGTTTACCAAACAAAACACTAAACATCGCTCTCGCGGGTACGGGCGTGGGTAAATCTTTATTCATGTGCCACGCTGCAGCTGCTAATTTACAAATACAAAAAAATGTTTTATACATTACAATGGAAATGGCAGAAGAACGTATTGCAGAACGTATAGATGCTAATCTAATGGATTTACCTATCCAACAATTAGAAACATTACCAAAGAATGTATTTAATACAAAGATAGAAAAGATTGCACAATCATCTATCGGTAAATTAATTATAAAAGAATATCCAACTGGTGCAGCACACACTGGTCACTTCAGAGCATTACTTAACGAATTAAAACTAAAAAAGAATTTTAAACCCGATATAATTTATATCGATTACTTAAATATATGTGCGTCCTCGCGCATGCGTGGGCTCGGGGGAAGTATAAATACTTATTCGTATGTCAAAGCTATAGCGGAAGAACTTCGTGGTTTGGCGGTCGAATTTAATGTCCCTATTGTTAGCGCAACGCAAACAACTAGGTCTGGTTTCGGTAATACCGATATTGGATTGGAGGACACTTCGGAATCATTTGGTTTACCAGCAACGGCGGACCTCATGTTTGCTCTGATTAGTACAGAGGAACTTGATGACCTTGGCCAGATATTGGTAAAGCAGTTGAAAAATCGTTATAACGATCCTACTAAATACAAACGTTTTGTTATTGGTATTGATCGTTCCCGTATGAAATTATACGATGTGGAGGAATCAGCTCAGACAGATATTGTGTCTGATATGAGTCCGGATAAACCAATAAACACGTGGGGAGATCGAGAGACAAAAGATACCTTTACGGATTTTAAAATATAGGAGAAAATATGGAAGCAGTAAAAGATTGGATAATGGATAGAGTCGGCGAAAGAACATCTTGGGATGGACTTACAATTGTCGTCGTCTGTGGTTCAGTTATTCTATTTGGCGGTATAGCTAAATTGTTAGCATGGGCAGGACTTGCTTATGGTATTTACACTTTGGTTAAAAGCGAAGACTAATCATATAATCAGAAAACCAGCTGGAAACGGCTGGTTTTTTTTGTTCGTGAACTTTACGTGAACTTTTGATTTAGGGGGTTTACAACTCCTCTAAACCATGGTATAATACTCTTGTTAATTTAAAAAAAGGAGTCAAATGAAAAATAACGTAGACAAAAAAATAGGAAGAAAAAAAGCTGGTACTTGGGGTCGTACCACTGGAGGTTATTCTCCAAAAACTGCCAAGCTCTTTAAGAGGTTTGGTTCTAAAGGCGCCAGAAGAGTTGCTAAAGCAGCTATAGCACAGGAGGTTAAATAATGATACCTACTCAAGAAAATTTCGATTACGCAGTTAATCTTTTACTAGATAACATTACAAATAGATACGAAAGGTTTTGCAGAAAATCACAATTTGGTTCAGTTGAAGATAAAATCAATCAATTCGCAGACGAACTAAATATTGAAACCGGCAGAAAATATTTAAAAATTACAACTGGTTCTAGCGTATGGGGATTTGTTAATCTTACAAACCCAAAATTCAAATTCGGTGATATTCTTAAAGCTAAGAATTATAAAACACCAGCACTTAATCAAGCCCGTGGAAACGTCTTCGACGATGTATATAATGTCGATTGGACTGGTCCACTTTACATCTCTGGATATTCTGCAGGTGGAATTAGAACCTGCGGAAAATGTGGAGCAGAAATTAAAAATTTATTAGGAGGTTAAAATATGTCTTGTCAATCAAACGATATGATTATGGAAAGAATCTTAGCCGATGTTCTAGAACTCGATACAGACGAGATTCTAAAAGAACTTGGTATAACATTCGAAGATGCATATTCTGAAAAATTAACTGGCGATGTTCTAGTTGATATGCTCGTCGAACAAAGATTCGAAGAAATGCCACAGTGCATATAAAGGTTTTCCATACTACGGAAACCTTCCATAGTAAAACTGAAAGAACCCACAGAAGATGGGTTCTTCGGTCGGATAAATATTATAACAAGTATCAGATAAAGAATATAGTGGATAAACCAGGATATTCTCCTGATACCTTTTTACTGGAGTACGAAATATGGACCCAACAATCTTCATCTTAATATCACTAGCCTCTGGCTGGTTTGCTTACTATGCTTATAATCTTGGAATAAAAGAAGGGGTTAATCGTAGTTTACAGGTTTTACATAACAAAAAAATCATCGCTTACGATAATAAAGGAGAAATTTACCCAAATCCGTTTTTTGAGAAAAAATAGTTTATAAATAGAACTATGATTTCTTTTAAAGGACATACTATCGTTGAAGGTACTGCGTTAACACCAGCACAACTCGATGCGAACAATTCAAAGACCGGCGAACATAGAATAGATATTCTTATCCGATTAGTAAAAGATAAGGTACCGTTAGAATTAGCTAAAGGCGGAACTTTTACAGTCGGAGATGACTATATCGACCAGGTCGTTAAAGACGCACAAGCATTTAAAAAGAATCCAGATACATTTGGTCGTGGTGGATTCTCTCTCATAGACAAATCCGGAAAAGAAATAAAATCAAACAACCTGCTTAAATCAAAAGTATTTGGCGGAGGTGGCGGCGGTGCTGGTTCTGGTACAAAAGATACTGCAAGAAACGAATCACATAATGCAGTTATGATGCACGCAATGCTTTCACATGGAACTAACCAACCAATAGATTTCTTTGATAAAGATATAATGAAAAGCGCATACAAAGATTCAGAGGTTGATGCATCATTTAAAGATATAGAAGATATGCCAGACGATTGGAACTTATCATCTTACAATATATCCAAAGCATTGATTGATAAAGGTTATGTTAAAAAAGGACATACTATCCATCGTGGTAGTGCAGAGATGATAAGAATATATGCAAAGAAAAACGAAGCATATAAAAATATGGGAGAAACAGCTTTAAAAGATGATAAGTGGAATCCTGGAGACGTCTGGGCAATTGATTCAGGATTTGATGTAGAATCTTTAGA